CGTCCAGAGGAAACGTACTGTCGGAACCCGTCAATTCTGTTGGAGGCATGGTGATGATGGCCTGTATCTTGTTCCCAGTCGCAGGAGCAACGATCGCCGGTTGCGGAGGAAACACATAGAACTTCCTGATATCCCTCGAATCGATGATTGCATAGGACACCACGGCGCTCGCCGTGGAGGACATCCATCCGGGGATAAGGTGGTCCATGGTCTCCTTGTCGATCGACCGGACCACTTGCCCTGGAATCGTCCCGCTCGAATCCAAGTTGCAAACAATATCGACAAGATTGATTATACCGGCGGGGAAACTTTGAATCGGGCCAGCCATGAGGGTAATTACCGCCGTAGACGGGTAAGCCAACGGGTCGAGGTTTATGATCTCGATGATGCCGAGGTTCAGGTAAGGAACCAGGACGCCGGCCTGATCCCAAGTCTTCCCAGTAATGTCCTTCAACTGTTGGGAGGCAAGGAGCAGAATCCATTGGGTCGCATTGAGGCCACTCGGGGAAGAGGGAATTCCAGAGGGTCCGCCACCATCAAGGATTGGCATTCTCTTCTCCTACAGGTAGCTCGACCGCTTGATGCGGTGGGTGTCGGGAAGCAACCGGGTTCGGGAGTACAGGACCGAATCGACGTCTCGCTGTACCAAGCCGTTGATATCGGGGTCAGCGTCTGGAATAGCGATGCCCTTGATGAGGATCCGGACCACCCCCTCCTTGAACGTCTCGTCGAACTTGCTCCCCCAGGGGATGGTGTCGGTCGGGGCGGACAGGGCCGCAGGTTGCGCGTTGTACTTCCCCGTGATCATCACGGGCCCGGAAACCTTCGGCCTAACATAGAAGTTGGTCGCTATGATCTTGAACTTACGGGGCCTCAAGGCCGCCGTCTCGAACCGGTCGCTGTAGAGACGGGACTCGTCCCACCATCGGTAATCTTCGTGGTCGTCGTCGTCCAGGGGGCTAGGATCCATGCGAGAATAGACGCCCGAATCGTCTTGGAGCTCCACATTGGAAATGATGACGTTCTGCCCCGGAACCAGATCGAGAGCGGAGGCTGTCACGAAAGTCTTTGCCCCGGTCCCCACTGCAACCGAGGACAAAGAGGTGTCCAAGGTGTAGATAGGCTGCCCTGGCAGAACCCCCACGGCGACAAACCAGGAAGCAAGTGTTCCGGTCCCGTTGGATGCCGACACGCTCAAGATCAGAGTTTTCGTGATCGGGTTGTAAGACGTCACGGTCCCGGCCATCCAGGCCGATGCGCTGACCCACAAAGGTGCCTCCACCGCGCGCGGCTTCTCGGCCATTGACAGAAAATCGGAAGGCAGTGGCACCATATAGTCATAGGCCGGGACGATCAGGAACAGGTTCCCGGTCGCCAGCAGGTCGGAGCGCCGGTCCAGAAGCCGCTTGAAAATCAGCGACTGGACGGAAGATGCGGCCCCGTAGATCGTGATGCCGGAAGGCTTCTCCACCCGACTCGCCCGGGGCAACACGTCCAATATGAGGTCCGACATCGTGTAGGGCACGGGTTACTCCCCTTTGGTATGGGTCTTGGCGTGCCGTGCGAGTTCAAGCGAGGTATCGAAACCCGAACTACAGCCGGGACACGAGAACTTCTTCACTTCGCTCCCTGGGGCTGCGGTGGTCGCCGGGGCTGCCGCTGCCTTTTTCTTCTTCTCTTCTGCCTCGATGCGATCCCTTTCCTTTTCTTCCTCTTCGGCCGAAAGAATGGGAGCCTCCTCCTTGAGCCACGCGGCGGCATCGATCAGGGAGACGAAGGAGATCCGGTCCTTTCTCTCTCCCCATCCGTTGGTCCCGCCGAACCGGTTCCGGATCCGGTCGACCACGATGTACCCGGCGCCGGAGGTCCCGTCGAGGTGCCTGTCGAAAGAGAACCCGACCATTATGTTTTTCTCTTCCTTCGTCGCCCTGATGAGCGGCCGGGGGACATAGGCTTTGAACTGTGTTCCGTGGCCGGCGGCAAGGAAGTATTTGATGTGATCCTCGTTCTGGACTTCGCACAGACCCGTCGTGGGTCCTGGAATGATGTTCCCTTCGAAGTCATACTCAAGGATCGGTTCAAATTTGTAGTTGACCCCGTCGTGAAGTACGGGCGTTGTGCCTTCTCTCCTGACCATGCACTCGAGTTTCATCCTGATTTCTCCTTTTCTGGTTGAAATAAGAAAGGGCGAACGGGAATACCCGCTCGCCCCATCCTGTTGTTCGCAACGGGTTTACGTGTTGCTCGATCAGTCCTGGTCGAACCCGAGGAGTAGCCGGAATGCCACGGACACCGGAGTCGTGGCGGCGACAGGGAAGTACATCGCCAGGATCCGGTCCTTGAACTGGTCCACACCGATGGCGCTGAAGGGGAAGATGGTCGCCGTGCCGGAGGCCGCGCCCTGGCTCCCCATGACGGTCATACCTCCCGCCACACCGATCGTTGCGGAGGTAAAGATGTTTTGGCCGGAGACCAGGGCCGCAGTCGTTCCGGTATCGGTGGCCCCGCCCGAGTTGTAGGTAGCGGGATGCGCCGCCGTGGCGATCTGGCCGTTGTCCGGTGCGTTGTAGTACGTGTTCAACATCCCCACCGAGATGGTGAGGCCGCTCGCCGCTGCGGATCCTGCCACTTCGAGCGCCGCGGTGAAGAGTCGGCATCCCGCCGGCAGGATCCCCATGCAGATGTAGAGGGTGGTAAGCGCGAGCTCCGCCACGGTGGGGGTGTAGAGCCGGTAATCGAAACGCGCCCCCGGGATCGGGGTCTTCGGAGGACGGCTGAAAAAGTCCACCGGGTATGCAAGGGTCGCCATGATTCGTTCTCCTTTTCGAAGAGGTTGAAGGTTAAGCGGGACAGGGAGTTACCCCGCCCCGCCCGGTTATTGTTCCCTTACTTCTTGTTTCCTTACGGCTTGGTCGCCGCGGTGTCGATCGCCATGACGCCGAAATCGAAACCGTTGAACGTGGTCTTGATGAGTCCGCAGATCACGTTGGTCGCCACGATCAGGCGGTTTCCGTTGTCACGGGTCTCCTCGTGCCACCCGTACCGCAGGTCGTTCCCTGGGCTGCCCCAGGCGATGACCGCGGCCTGCCGACCGGTGAAGAGGGCACGGCACGCGGCGATGGCGCCGGATCCGTAGTCGGAGAACTGAATCACGTTCTGGTGCTGGTGCAGGACCACGCCGTTCCAGATTCCAAGTCCGCCTCTCAGGAACTCGGAGGTACGGCCCACGGACGTTGCGAGGGCCTTCTGGATGTCGGCCCAGTCGTTGGTCGTGGTGTTCCGGCGGAGGTTGAACGCCTGCCAGGGGTTCATGATGCAGAGGAATACCTGCTCCCCATCCACGTTGCACTTCTGGATCTGGGGCACCTCGGAGTACGCCGGCCCACCGCCGCCCATCATCGCTGCATAGGCCACGGCGCGGTCGATCGGGAGCGTCGACATCGTGTCGGTGGCCGTCACCGTCGCCTTGCTCGTGGCGGTTCCGCCGTAAACGATGTGGCTGGTGTCTGGAGCGGTGAAGGCGTTGTTGGCGAACCCGGCATACGTTGTCGGGTACACGAAGTCGGTATTGACCCCGCGCGCTCCCGACAGGTACATGAAGATGAGCTCGTCGTAAACCCGGCCCCACCAGTCGACCTCACGTTCCTTTGCGATCTCGCGGAGGTCGTGCAGGGTCCGTTTCCGCGTCATCCGACCGCCTGCGTCGGCGCCGCCACGCATCTGGTCGATGTAGACCGCGGAACTGTAGAACGAAAGCGACTCTTCCTTGCCGTGAAGCTCGGCATCTCCCTCGACCGGCTGCATGTTGAGCTGCATGGAGAGGTCGAAGGTGATCTGCTCGCCCTTGTCCGCCTCGAGGTCGGTCAGCTTCCAGAGAGGCCGGTTGGGCTTCTTTCCGGAGTCCATGAACTTTGAAGTCCAGTACCCTGTACGCGCGACGTCGACCGCCAGATTTCCGGAGAACCGCTTGACGGCCTTGGCGTCGTTCAAACCGATAATCGTTTGCGCCATGGCTCTGTGCCTCCTTTGTGGTAGGCCGTCCTGGGGCCTCCGTTAAATGGTTGGTTGCTTACGCGCCAGTGGAAACCGACTGCTGCCGGACGTGCCTTATCGGAATCGAACGGTCGGCGGCGATCTTCAAGACCGCGGACCGGCCGCCCATATCGGTCAGCTTGACGGAAATGAACTGTTCTCTGGACGCATCGAAAGACAGAATTTCTCCGACGGTGACCTGCTTGAGGTAGCACGGGGGTTCCAGTTCGTTCGTGACCTTGAACGTCGCGAGCTTCTCCCCCTTGTCCACAAGAATCACGGAGATTTTCTTTCCTTCCGACAACTCAAAGACCAACTCATCCCCGATCACGATGACCTTGATGAGGAGTCCCATGGGCTACACCCGGGCGATACGTGACGGCTTGGATGCCCCCGCTTCATAGGCTTCTTTCTGGGCGGGCGTCAGTTTCTCGATCGCCTTCTCGTAGGCTTCCCCTGACAGCTTGTCGAGGGCGGCAAACGGATCGCCGGTGATTTCTTCTCCGGCCGCCGCGGGGATTTCCGAGAGGGTCTTGTTTTCTGGCAGCTTCGCGGGCGGCTTAACGCCAGGCTTTGCCGGGGCGGCCTCCTTTAACGGAGCGGACGGGGCCGCTTTGCCGACCCCGAGTGTCTTTCTGACCGCTTTGTCGGCGGCGAGAAGCAGTTCCATCCCGGGTGCGTTGGCGTACCGAGGATCCTTTTCGAACCGGCTGACCTTGATCTTGAACAGGTCGAACATCTCTTGGGACTGCTCGGTGAACGTCTTCCCATCGGCAGTCTTCTCCATGTACTCGGGCCGGTTCTGGAAAAAGAACCCTTGTTCCTTTAGCCACGCCTGCTGCGTCCGGGCCTCGTCTCGAACCGCTTGGTTCGCGTTCCATATCGCCCGGTTGAGGGCATCCCGCTCCCGGTTGTACGCCTTCAGGTCGACATCGCCAGACTCGTATTTCGCGTCCAGTTCGTCGATCTTCGTCTGGATCTCTTCCGGGACTACGTCTTCAACCTTCAACTCGGCGTCAGGGACCACGGCCCGGAACCTGAGCAGGTCCTCGTCGGGCATGAACGCCGGAGGTTCCTCTGCCGGGGGCTTGGCCGCTTCCGCAGCCTTCTCCTCCGGCGTCAGCGCGGCAACCCGGGATGCCTCGGCCGCATCATCGGTTGCCTTCTTCGCCTCCGCTGCGTCTTCGGCTTCCTTGGCCTCCCTAGCCGTCTTTTCCTCCGGGGTCTCGCCTTCCTTGGCGATCGCTGCAAGTTGCTCAGGCGTGAGCTCCTCCTCTTCCCCGCCACCGTCCGGGTGCGCGATCGAGTCGCGAATCCCTTCCTTCTCGGTGTCTGAAAGGCCCGACCACTCCTCTTCCGTGTAACCCTCGGGCGGCTTTGTTGCCGCTAAGACCGCTTCCGCTTGGATCTCCTCGGGAGTCTTTTCTTCCTTCTGCTCTCCTGGCATGACGTCAAACCTCCTTGTCGTTGAAATAAAAAAGCCCGCACGCGGCGGGCATTCTCGTCTTTGTTATGGCGGCGAAATCTGCTAGGTATTTGCCTCGCCTACGGTCGGGTCCAGTTCAGGTGCCGGCTCCGTGGAACCCGGTTCGGGAGTGCCACCGGTATCGGGAGGAGCCCCTTCGGGTTCCCCGGAAGGGGACGGGACCTCCACGGGAACCTCGGGCACTGGTTTCGCCTCCGCCTCCTTCGGCGGTGACCAGAGCACATCCGCGAACTCGTGCACCAGCTTCGAAACGACATCCACCGTTGTTCCACGGGGAACATACATCCCGCAAGACACGCCGCCTTGGAAATTGAACCTCACCTCGATCAGGTCGTGTTCCGGTTCCAGTACTTTTACGCTTTCCAGCATCTCCTATTCCTCCTTCTGGTCTATGAGTTCAATTTCGGTTTGCCGGAACCGCACCCCAGAGAACCTTTTATCCTCGGGAAGTAACTGTTTATCCGCATTTCAACTCCCTGCAACGTCTTGACCGGCATCGCTACCGGTTTCGGAGGGACTGCACGGCAGTCGCCATCCTCCGAGTCGTCCGTTTTTACCCAATCCTCGCACTCATTGCATGTGATCATCCTGATCCCTCCTGTGGGTTGAGCGGTTAGTTATAGTCCTCGGTGAAGTAGAGGAACATCCCGTAGAACCTGTAAACAGCTGACGCTTGGGTTGACGAGTCGATCCAGATGTCGATTGCCCACTTCGCAAGGCCCGTGTTCTGGTAAGCCGGAGTTGTGACCGTCACGGTCTCGACCTTCGGCTGCCCAACGGTGCCGGCAGCGATCGTGAGTCCGTTCCCTGTCAGGGCCACGTTGTCCACCGAAGGGGCTACGTTGTCGGCATAGGTCACCTTGGAAAGGTACAGATTGTCTGTGACAAGGACTTGCGTGGAGACGTTGGACAGCACCTTGATTGAGGTCAGTTTCAACCCCTTGCTGGTCATCGTCCGCATCAGGTTCGTAATATCGGCGGACAAATAGGTGTTGTCGGCCGCAGCTGTCTTGGCGAGATACCAGTTGCCTTGGGCCCCGCGGGTCTTTGTGTACGTGCCGCCAGAGGTCGAGACATCGTTCGGCCCGAGGAACACCATCGCGTCTGTAAGACCGCCCGAGGCCGCCGCCACGGTATAGACGGTCCCGCCGGCCACGGTCACGTATAGCGTGGTGCCGTTCAGGATCAGGTTCGTGATGCGGCCGCCGACCCCGGCGATCGCGGTAGCGGCAACGGCACCGGTGGAGATCGTCTGCTTGTAGATGTTCCCGTTGACGCAGCCGAGATAGTTGTACGTCCCGTCGCTGGCGATAGACGTGATTTCCTGGCTCAGGCCGGCGGTCTGCGTCACGGTCAGGGCGTAGGCGGGGGGCCCCCCGGCGAGAAGCAGCAGGGCGATGAAGCACGACAATACCTTCAGGAATCTTTTCACGGTAGAACCTCCTTCTGTGTCGGGGTTATGGTTGTCCGCCGATTTGCGGCGGCGGTGTCTGACTCGCCTGGTCTGTGGGTTCTCCAGCGGACTGCGCTTCCTCGAGCAGAGCGTCGGCGGCCTCCACGAGGTCGGGGGCTACCTTGATGGCCCCGGCGGCTTCCAACGCCTTGAGGAACGATTCGAGTTTCTTCGCCTCGGCATCTACCCGATCCTTGAGCGCCTTGGCATCCTTCCCAGCGGCCTCCGCCTGTTTGACGGCCAGGACCGCTTCCGCGGTGGCCTGCGTGAGGGCCTTGAGCCGTTGCGCGTCCTGCGCCGCGGCTTGTTCCGTCTTCTGCCTGGCGGCGCGTTCCTCGGGGGTCGCATCGTCGTCGGGTGCAGCCTCGCCGGTGACCTTCCGGATCCGGGCGACGATCTCGTCCTTGTTGGGGAGGTCGTCTTGTCCGTCGAAGAACAGGTCCAGAAGTTTCAGTGCCATCTGCCCCATGCCTGACTTGGCCAGACTCATTATGATTTCGGAGAGCATCTGCTGGGAGGCCAGTCGGATCGTCTCTCGGTAATCCTGCTTGCTGATGACGAAGTCGGCCTTGGATTCCTGGACCGCGTTCCGGGTCTTCCCGTCCCTCAGCCGCTCGTTGACCTTGATGAACTCGTCCTTGCGCTGATCTCCGGTGACCCTGAATTCCTGTTCCTGGTCGATGAACTGCTCGGTAAGACTGATCAGCCGTTCGCCCAAGGACTGGAAGCTGTAATAATAATTGTCGAAGTAGACCCCGGAAGCCGTCTGGCTTTGCTGTTCCAGCGCCGTGATGGCCTTCCCGGACATATCTTTCCTGGTGGCTTCGGCCGAGTACATCGACACGCCCATGATGTCCCGGATGAACCGCTCGTCGTCTTGGGCTAGGTTGACGTGTTCCTGAGCGAGTTGGGCCTCCTTGACGATCTCGAACCGTTTCCCTCCTACGTTGAGCTCGACCATCCCATCGACCCGCTGGACCTCTTCGTAGGTCTTGGCCGGATCGTCGATGGCGCCCTTCTCGTAGATAACCCGGTTGGCGGTCAGCAGGGCCAGGGCGCGCGAACGCCGCTTGTTCAGGTCGCTCTGCGGGTCCCGTATATCCCGTATGACGCCGTAGGGCATGTTGTCGCGCCGGCGCCGATAGCAGAAGACCGGGATAAACGGAAATTGATCGTGATTGTAGGGGGTCAATTCGTCCTGCAGGTAGAGCGGCCCCGCCCACATGGCAAACCGCACCGTCATCTTCCGGATGTCCTCGAGGGAGAAGTAATTCCCGCGCACCAGATACTGGTGATCGGCATGTTCCTTCCGGAAGATGGCCCCGTCCAGCGCCCCGTAAGGGGTGTCGTCTCTGCGAGCGCGCATGACTTGAACCTGGGCTGGCACCCGATAGCAGCACTCGATCATCTTGACCCGCTCGCGCGAATCGTCGTACCGGCCACCCAGGGGATCGAAGGCGCTTTCCATGTCGAATTCGGAAGCGGGATCGGGAACCGCATCCCCGGGAAGGAACGGATAGATGCTGTTGAGCGTTTGGGAATAGTTTTTCAGGTCCTCCGCACGGTCGGGAAACATGGACTGGGCGACGTCCAGGTCGACCCATTTCTGCCGGAAGATGAATCGCCAGTCGGAGCCGTCCAGCGAAAGCCCCAGGTGGTCGAACCACATGTTCCGCCACCGCTCGGCACGGAAGAAGATCGGGCATTCCCCGCTGTGCCGGGCGCCGACCTCGATCCATCCGAGCCCCGCCTTGACGGCCTCTTCGAAGGCGAAGGACCGCTCGTATTCCCCCTTGCACATGTCCTGGATGTACTTGATGACCTTCGTTTTGGCCTTGGCGCTCCGGGCCCCCGTCTTCTTCCGGGGCAGCGCGCGGAAGTCGATACGGGCCTTGCGCTCCGTGCCGAGGATCCAGTTGAGCATGTGTTTGGTGATGTTGTAGATTTGGATCGGCTGGTTGCGATCAAGCAGGACTTGGATTTCTTCGTCGGTCAGTTGGATCCCATCGTAGTAATCCTCGTCGACGGCCTGCTCCACTCGGTTGTCGGCCTGCGCCTGCCGGGCCTGCCGCCACCACTGCAGCAGCTTCCGGAACCGCTCTTGGTACTCCTGCGATTCCAGGCGGGCCGACCCGCGGGACGAGAAGACCTCGAGGTTCTTTTGGTCGTCCGTTCCCTTGCGGTAGGCGGCGGGGATTCCCGTCGATGAGGTCTTGCCTTGCTGAACGATATCGGGCATCAGGCGTTCCCCCACAATGGCATCTCGAACGCCTCATAGACCAGATCCCTCACGTCATCCAAGTCAAATGGATCGCTATAAAATACCCGGAAGGCACCATCGGCAGGGTCTAACGGGAGCATAAATACCCGATCCCACGGATAGGAAGTATGGTCGGTTTCGCATTTCCTGAGTACCTGGTAGGCCATATTAGTTCTTCGCCTCGGAGCCTGGATGGATGTAAACGTCTTTATCTTCGACCGTGATCTCCTTGGTCCCCACGCGCCGGCCGCCCTCCCATAGGGTCACCTCTCCCATGACGCCGTGCGTCTCGTCGTTCGGGTGTTCGGGGAAGGAACGCAAGTCGTCGAGGCCGTCTTGGATCCACAGGAGCAGTTGTGCGGCGGAAGGTCGGCAGATGGTGATTCCAAAGTGCTGAAGGCATTTGGCGAGGTTGTAGGACGTGCAGCGAAGCAGCCCCATATCGCGAGCCAGGGCGGCACCTTTTTCGATGCACTTCATGTCCTCTAGCGCCTGCAGTTGCTGGACCCTCCCCACGGCCAAGCGCATACGGAAATTCGCTCTCTCAACAATCCGGTCGAAGTCTTCAGCGTCGACAGCGATTGTCCCCGGCTCCAGGTTGTCGGAAGGTTCGATGTACTTCCACATCGCGTCCAAGGTGATGATGAACGAAAACCCTTTCCGCTCGTGGCAGAGGATGACCATGGCGGGTTCGTAACTCTCGGTGCCATCCTTCATCAGCTTGATGTGATGGATCTCCCGGCGAAGACCTCCAAGATAGTTAAAGTGGGTCATCTTACCGGCTCCTCCAGGTTCCTTGTTTCACATGTGCCCGCCAGTCCTTGCGATTCGGGGATAGTTTGACCGTCGAGACGTTGCAGTACACGACCGCATCCCCCTTGTCCGGGCTTCTCCCAAGTGGCCTCAGCTTGTGGGGCCTCGGCCCCTGCATCATCTGTTCCTTCGACTCGATGAGAATCCCGCCAGGAGTCAGATCCCAGGTCGGCGAGCACAGATCTGCCTTGAGCTCCGGATCCGGGGGAAGGGCTACGTTGTGTCCGATCTGTGGGTCCAGGGCTTCCCGCATCCGCCACCACAGGAGTGCCCGCATGTTTCGGAACCGCAAACGGCCGGTGGCAACGTCGGTGGAACCGTCTGGAACCTTCTCCGCACCGTTGATATCGACCACTTGGACATCGTTGCTCCGGAGGTGGTCCACCACTGAACCTCCAACCCCAATGACATCGACATGGACCGGAGCGCCGTCCCGCCTCTCGGAAACAACGACCCCGGCCGTGATCGACCCATTCGGCGTCTCGGCTCCAGGGTACTTCTTGAGCCGGTCGTACCAGACTCCGTATCGCTTGGCGATGATCGTGCTGGCCCGACCGCCGCGCGCCACGTCCACGCCGATCGAGTCCATCGAACCTGTTTTCCCGCTCTCGTTCCAGCGGGCCATGGCCGCATCGACCCACGCAGTCGGGATGACCTGCCACTCGGAATCTTCCGTCCCGGCCCGGAAATCCCCGTGAAGCATCTGACTCCGCAAAGGCTCAGGAAGGGCTTGCAGGGTGCGCATGTAATCGGTCTCGACCAAGAACGGATTGTCGGTAACCCGGGAGGGAATGAAGGTCCGAGACTGGGGCCGTATCGTTTCGTCCTTGTGGGTAAAAGGGGCCCCGTCCGGGCGTTCGACATCTTGCCCGTCGACTACGGCGAACCATCGGATCTCGCCCGGCTTGGCAGGATTCGGATGCTTGTCGTTGAGCCAAGGACCCCAGAAGTCGGACACCCACTGGCCTTCCTGGGTGGTCGGCGGATTCCCGGCACACACGATTCGGCACCGCTGTCCTGGGACCACGGTGCGCAGCCAGCCGCACAGGAACCGGAATTGCGGCTCGAGGAGGTGGGTGATCTCGTCGACCCCGATGAAATCGTGCGGCCGGCCTTGGTACTTGATCTCGTCGCCCGGGTTTTTGCAACTTCCGAACTCGATTTGCCGAACAGGAAGCCTAAGAATGTCTTCCTGCCCATTCCAGCCGTCCCGGGATTTCAGGATTTCGTCGAGCAACCGGTCTTGCAGGGCCACCAGCTGCGTCGCCTCGCGTCGGAAGATGATGCTTCGGAGGTGCTGCGTCAGGGCCAGCCCGAGCAGGAGGTCCGACTTCCCGCCCCCCGCAGCACCGCCGTAATAGGTGATGTCCGCCTCACACTCATACGCCTGCGTCTGTGGCCCCGGCAGCGGCACCCAGACGGGAGCGGTAATTCCGGCAATCTTTTGGATCTCGACCCGCTCTTCAGGCGTTGCGTACCCGAGGAGGCACGATATCCGATCAAGAACCCGTTGGTTTTCCGCTTGCAGCACGTTTCTCCAGGTCGGACAGGATGAAAAGGATTCGGTTGGAAAGCTCGATGTTGCCCATGGGGATGTCCCCGCCGTCGGGGCCGGAGACTTCGACCCTCGAAACCGTCAACCCCGCGATCTTCGCCGCCGTCTCGGCCGCCTTAACCCGCGTCGGGTGGTCGATGTAGGGACCCGCCTCGACAAGTTTCTTGTCGACGACCATGGGCTTGACGAACTTCGCTTCCAGCCCCTTGTTCAGCGCCTCGAAGATTCGCACCTTCGAGAGACCGACAGATTCCATGAGCAGTTCGACGTCGACCTTCCGCTTGATCGACTTCCAGAAGCTATGCCCGGCTCGGTGTGCCGAGTTTTTGTTCGCATACGTCCCTACCGACTCCGCTGCCGCTGTGAGCGTTCCTTTCTCCACGTAGGCCATGAAGAATTTGAACTGCCGCACGTTGAGGGCGTCGAGCCCGAAGGTTTCCTTCTCTTCGCCTGTTCCTCCGACTTTCTCTTCTTTGCTCATCCCGTCGCTCCGAACGCCATCTCGAGCGCCGCAACCTTCTTGGCGTGATTGGCCAGGCTACGCGCCCGGCTGCTCCCGACCGGGCAGACGTCGCAGCACCGAACCTGCAGTTCGATCCTGTGGGCCGGAGAGATCCGGAGGCGGAGGCAGGCAAGCTCCCGCTCGAGGCGCCTGCACTTCATCCACGCCAGCGACGGAACCGGATGGCGGTCAAGTTGGCCCAACGATGCTCCCCCGAAAATAGAGAAGGGCCAGTCCGATCCCCTTGTTGGGGGCCGCTGGCCCTTAGATGCCCGCTCGTGGCGGGGAGGTGAAAACAGAAACGGCCCGGAGAATTCCTCCGAGCCGTTCAGACACGATCAAGTATCTTGACAAGTAACCGGTTTCCCAGGAACTGTCAAGATATATTTTTACCCGCCACCCTTACTCCCGCGCGGGAATCGGGAACATTCATTTCTGACATACGGAATACAGTTTTTTTGGGGTGCCTTGTTCTCCCCCTGGAACTCAAGCAAACCGCGGCAGCAGAGCTCGCGGATGAACCGGTTCCTGCACCGTCTGGCCCTGCGCTGCTCGGTCGATTTGAAGTCCTGAATCGAATCACCGTCGATGAACAATCTGGTCAGCGCGCGCCGTTTGTCGTGCCGATCGAATAGGATCGACACCATGTGCGGATCCCGGTCGTCGTCCGGCTCAGGGCGAGCGGAGGGCCGGGTTTCGTTGATGTGGATGTACCGCCACGGATTCGCAGCGGAGGCCGCCCCTGGGGCGTGGTCGGGCCATGGCGCCGCCCGCGGGGATCGCTGCCGCTCCCGCCACCGGAGCATCGACTTAACGGCATGGCCGGCGGAGAGGTACATCAGGGTTGCTCGTCGATGCTGCCTTTTCTTTTTTTCTTGAGATCAAAAGACGAACATCGCTTGCACCTAAGCCCGGGGATTTCGTGGAGTGCTTTTTTTACTTCTTTGGCGTATGCCCGGCCCGGTTTGGAATAAGACATATACCTCTTGCAGGCTGAAGCGAACAGGCCGTCTCCGATAAACAGGTGTATCTTTGTGGCTCTCGCTGGCCATGCCCAAAACAGGTCTCTCTTGATGGTCTCCAGGAGGTCTTCTGCCTCCTTTTTTAACGAAAGATTCCCAACAATAGAGAAATCTGGGGTGTTATTGATGAGGCCGTGGTGGACGTGGCGGACCATGTTTTCTCCCTTCGTCTGGCCCTACGGGTTGTGGTTTGCCACACAATTATGTATAAATGCGGACTTATGTTAATGGGAATCGAAGTACCCACCCCCCTTTTCTCTTTATTTATCCGCACGGTAAAAAATCAGTGTCTGATAATTTAATATTATGTCAAATACATTATTCTGCATTTTTGGCGGCTTTCTTCGCCCTGTCGTAGAACGACCGCTCACCCTCCGGCACGTTGTACCGGCCGCCCTTCTTGAACGTGACCGTCCGCGGGGGATGAACGATGCGCTTGATGGCCCGCTTGAGTGCCTGGTAGATCAGCCGCCAGTCGGGGACTCGAGGCCAGTGCGGGCGCCGCAAGTCCTCCCAGTGCCGCTCCACGACCCGCCGATAGGCTTCACGCCGAATTTCCTTCGCTCGCGTCCCTCTCAAGGTACCCCCCTCTCGCGTGCGTGTGTGCGATCTCTACAAAAAGTTTCCTCAC